GATTGGCATCAAAGTCTTCTGCTGTTTCTTTGCGGGGCTTTAAATCAATCTCAATGTCGCCAAGGCCAATATTGACTGACTCAGGATCTTCAATTTCGATCTCAATAGGATCATCCATTTCTTGTTCCATACCAAGAGGGGCTGCGTATAAACCTTTTTCTATTGCCATGATGTGTCCTTACACAGTGTAGTACCGCTCTGCGCGGCGACTTTTAAAATATTGAATTTCATCAGGTTCATCGCTTGGTAACCTAATAAAACCCCCCTGACGAAAACGTGCTAGAGCTTGTGTGGTTGAGTCAACCAAGTCATCGTTTGTACCGCTTGGAAAGTCGTTACATTCTTCAATCACTTCTCTTGCCCATCTGCGGTCTGGTGCCCATACCATCCCTGAAGAGAACAAATCAGAGACAGCATTTACACGAGAGATCTTATCCTGTCCTTTACCCGGAGTAAACTCTCCTACAGGCACGCCCATGCGCCTAAACTCTTGGTACAGCGCCGCGCCGTTAGACTTCTTCTCCACTACAAAAGCGTCCGGTTCCCAATCCTTGTACTCCTCCAGCACCATCTTTTTAAGGTCCGGAAACTCCATACGTTTCTTTATGGCGTTGAGTAAGATGATGTTGTAGTTCTTAGACTCTTCGTTGAAAAAGACACCCCATGTGGTCAGGGCGTTGTAGTCAGACCTGTTGTTTGTTTCTTGGGCAGCGTCCAAGCTCATGATGATGAACTCGCAGTTGGGAGGCGGTTTATCCTGATCCCATATCTGCCACCACTCCCTCTTTATCAGTGCGCCTTCTTCTGATACGGGGTTCTGCATATACTGGGCTTCCCAGTAACGCACGTCCATACCAGCTTTTTTGGACAGTAATTCCTCAATAGTCCAGAACTCACCCCATAAGGGTTTCTCGTTCAAAATGGCAGGAAATTCAACAATCTCCCAGTCATCTACGCCTTCTTCTCGGGCCATCTGGCTAACTATCTGACCAGTCAAATCAAGCTTGGACCAACGAGTCATCACAATGATAATTGCACCGCCCGGCATAAGGCGCTGGAGAGGGCCAGACTGAAACCACTCCCAAGCAGGAAGAAAGACATCGGGTCGTCCAGTTTTAGCTTCTTGCTCAGAATGAGGATCATCAATGATAAATAAGTCAGCACCGCGCCCAGCAAGAGCGCCACCCACACCAATTGCAAAGTATTCGCCATTTGAATTTGTCCCCCACCTTGATGCAGATTTGCTGTCTGATTGCAGCTCTACAGTGGGAAAAATGTCTTTGTAGGTGTCCATTCCCACCAAATTTCGCACTCTACGACCAAAATTAACAGCCAAATCTGCCGTATGGGAGGCCATAATGACCTTCTTATGAGGGAATTTACCCAAAAACCATGCTGGCGCAAGATAGGAAATGAGTTCAGACTTGCCATGTCGAGGTGCAATATTGACAATGACTCGCTTTTTCTTGCCATTTGCTATGTCTTCAAAGATTTTGGCTAGTCTGCGATGGTGTGGACCTACTTTATAGCCGGGATATACATGATCTGCAAACTCTAATAGGCTATTTTTACCAAAATCCTGCACGGATTGGGCATCCCAGACCCTAATAAGCTCAAGAATTTTTCGTTTTTCATCTGATGACGCTGTTGGCAACAGGTTTTTTAGGGTTTCGATCTGTTCTCGTGTAACTTTCACCGTACAACCTCTACCATCTGTACGTCAACAGTGCGTTTTTCCAATTTGGCAAGGGTTTCAAGCAGTTCTTTCTCAACTTCTTCAATAGATTGCTGTTTGTGCGTGACTTCAGAGCGTTTCTTAAAGGCGTCTACCCCGTCTACTTCTCCTAAAGCACGTAAGGCAGTAAGCCGCACCTTTGCATCTGGGTGGTCCGTCTCCGCTACTAGCTTGTTAACCACGAATTTCTTTAAATCAGCCAGCTCTTTCACGACCATAGTGTCGTGCTGCGCCACCATTCCTGCAAGATAAGCTATCGTCGCGTTTGGATAGGTAGACAGAGTGGGTACTTGCTTTTGATCGCCCATCATGCTCTGGGCAATCTCAACCGCCTGCTGGCGTTCATCATCGTTTGGCTCTATCGGTGTGCCCGTCAAGTCTGCTATGAGCTTAACAGTCCTTGCACGCATTTCCAGTTCTTCACGCGGAGACAGCTCGGGCATAGCGTCAACGGCAGACGCCGGGAGCGGAACATGAGAGTCTATTTCTGGAATTAAGTCTTGCATTGGGAGGGAATTGGCACTCCAAAGTTGACGAAATATACCACGTATTTTCATAGGGAGGTAGGATTCCTACCCGGGGGGTATTAGGGAAAACACCTATATACAAAGTAAGGGACAAAAAAAGACCCCGGGGAGGGGGTCTAAAGGAGGAGTAGGAGAGGCAACTAACTTCGGTAATTATATACACGTTGTTGGGGATGTGTATAGATTTTGTGGAAATTTGAACATGTTGTAGGTTATTTGTGCAAGTCTTGGTGTATAGGACGCGGGAGGGACCCATTTGGGAATCCGGGGGGTGGGGGTCACCTGCCTAGCCCGTATATGTAAAGTTTATGTTATACTAATCCCAATGCGATGCAATAGTGCAAAGCAGAAACGGAGAATGCAAATGGACGGAATGCTCACAATCAAAATGGCAGTAACTCTGCCAACAACTAAGTACCGCATGAAGCGTGTCACACTAGCCAAGTCATGGTGCAAGCGTAGTGAATGTGATAGTGTGTTTGCCAAGTTTTTAAGTATAAATGACCATATCAACCCCACGCTATTGCGTGTGGAATGGATAGCGCAGGAAAGCGTGTTTGCTGGAGATGAGTCTTAATCAACCCGCAGGGCGAAAGCCCTGCATTTTTGGAGAATGCAATGAAGCCTTGGAATGAAATGTCAGTAATGGAAAGAATGCGCGCTGAGTACAGCGATTTGCACAAAGACACTTTCGGTTTTCGCCCAACTATTGAGCACCGAATGGAAATTGCAAAAATGTCAGACAAAGAATTCGTAATGCAATTTGATACCCTGCTCGACATGATGCAATGCGATTCAGAGTTTCAACAGCTAACGCATACCACAATGCGTAAATTGGAAAATCGGGATTGGGAAAAAGAGTAACTGATGAGGCTTGAATAGCCGAAACCGCAGAGATGCGGTCTTACTCAACTAACTGGAGAATGCAAATGTGGACACAATTAAATCTTTTTGATGCGCAAACCGATATCGACTTTGCGATGGGTTTGACATCGGATGAATTACAATCAATCAAACAAAGTAGTAAGTATTCATACGAACTGATTAAAAACTTGCGCCATATTGTGCAAAGATGTGAATCAATAAAAAAAGGCGCAGACTTACGCGCAAGGGCAGAAATAGATGCGTGTTTATCAGGGGTACATAATTTTACGCGTGGATATTCTCGCTAAACACAGGGAGCTTCGGCTCCCTTTTTATTTTTGCCTGTGCCTTTGATGCCAGTTATTCGTCGTCGCGCGAGAGCTGGGCGTGTACGCCGCGCGCCTATTTAAGCGTTCATGGTACGCTGAAACTTTACTTAAGAGCTAGCATGGTATATAATTCACTCACCGCAGACAATTCGGTTTGCGGTGTTTTTAAACTTTTTGGAGATTTGCAATGAACGCAAAGACAAAATCCGCGTTAGCCGTTGAAGCTATCATGCCCCGCGACTTAAAAGACGCGGCCTACAAATTCGCTAAAACTGGCGAAACCTCCGCAAGCATCGCCCGCTATGTCATGGACAATGATGCTTCATTCCCCGATGAAGTCAGCAAAGAATTGAAAGCCGATTTAAACGCGGGTTTCATGTTGCGCGCGACTGAATTGTGGGGCGATGAATTCTACAAAATCGGTGACGGCGGTACATACATTCCATTGGGCAATTCCATTGTCTTAAAGAATGAAACCCCACAAGGGTCAATCCGCGTCGGTCTGTCCTATTGCTTTGCAATGAGTCAGCAGGAATTCGGGCAATTGAAAAACAAAGATCCGCAATTGCATAGCATTGTCAAACCAATGCGCGACAAATTCAGCAAGTATTCCCACAATAATATCGCGGCGTTGAAATTGGCGGCACGCGCTTTGTTGAATGATGGGAAGTCACGCGAACGCGGCGCGACAAAAAACTTCAGCGAAGCATTAGTTGAAATGTTTAGCGCATACGATAAACGCGCAAAGAACGCTGAAGCGCGCAATGATGAAACGGCGTCACCGCTTAGATTCAGAGTCGCCGTAGACGCTTTTTGGTCTGCATACAATAAAAAATAATTAGCTAATAGTTTTAGACCCCGCTTCGGCGGGGTTTTTTTTCGCCCAAAATATCTGCCCTCCCCCCTGATGCCAGTTATATGTCGTCGCGCGTGAGCAAGCTGGTGCATGGCAAGCGCCTATATAAAGATTCAGGGTAGCGTGAAACACTAAATAGTTGTTATATAATTCTCTTACCGCACAGCAATCAGGTTGTGCGGGATGTTCTTTAACACTTCTAATGGAGAAATGCATATGAATGCAAAGCAAAACTTCGTGGTCAAGTCCTTCAAGGATGCAGCCATTCTTTCGGCAACCCTCGGCGAGCGCATGGCAACAGTTGCCCAGTTCATAGTCACCCAGTGCCCGAACTTCTTGGACGATGTTCCCAAGGAAGTTAAGGCGGAACTGCATGAAGGTTGGGCGGTTCGTTGGCAGGAACTTAACCCTGCTACGGAATACTCAACCGAATGGGTTCCCAAGAAAGGTGGCGGGTTTGTGGCAACCCTTGCCTTTGCCATGTCTTACAGTCAACAGGCTTTCGGGCAGTTGAAAAATGAGGACCCAGTAAAGCATGGCGTCATCAAGGATGTTCGGGACAAGTTCAATAAATATTGTTCTAACCGAATGAAGGACTTGAAGAAGGCGGTTCGTGACCTCAACCCTGAGACAAGGACTAGAACACAGTCCGACAACTTCGCAACTTATATCGAGAAAACGATGGATAACATCAAGACACGATGCAAGAATGCAGTTGCAAGGGATGACGCAACAGCCAACGAACTTAAAACGAGAATGGCAATACAAGCATTCATGGATACTCTGAACAAGTAACCACCCTACGAACCCAGTCTGAGAAATCGGACTGGGTTTTTTTTCGTCCGTCCCTCCTGATGCCAGTTATATGTTGTCGCGCGGGCTAACCCAAGCGCCTATTTAGCGTTTCACGGTAGGCTGAAATTCCAATATTCCAAAAGGCGATTCCAAAATTCCAACCCGATTCCAATTTTTTGGAACAAAATAAAAAACAAAAAATTGTCATGCGCGGCTTTGTTCCAAGATTCCAATTTATCAAAATGATTTGGAACCGACTTTTCCTTTTAAAATCATATAGTTACGCGATTTTATTCCAATATTCCAATATTCCAAAAAGTTTTTGCGCTTCCAGAGAGTTTGACATCGAACGAACCTTTCAGCTGGTGCAAAATCACGCATCACCCAACTCCCCAAATCACTCCCAACTTCCCGCAAAACTCATTGGAATTCTGGAATACTGGAATAAATATATTTATTCTTCTTCTACTACTATATATATGTTATATATAGGTTTAGTATTTCTCTCATCCTAAACCAAGTTAGTACTTTTCCCTACAAATAAAAATTCCAGCTAAATTCCAATTTCACCCAATTTATTCCAATTTCAACCCAACAATTCCAATTCCAAACCAATCGCACCAAATTAAGAATACTTTTCCATTCTTCCCGATTTATCACTTCACCACACCCTGAACACTTGTATAAAAAAGTTATAGTAAACACTTGTGGTATAACTACAATGTGGTATAATACAAACAGGTCGGGGAATATCCTTAGACCGTGCCTGTTTACCGTTTCACGGTAGGCTGAAATTAACCTCAATCAAATGGAGAATGCGATGAAAGTTGGCTTTGTTTTTAATCGTTCTATGCGCAAGACATTGCGCCTTGCAACCCGCCGCCCTGCGTACAACACAGCGCACACAGACCTCACCGAGACATTGCGTCGTGACGCGTGTCTGACCGACGATGTTCTGTTACAGAATTTAGAGTTTCTTGACCGTGGCTACGACCACGACGAGTTCATGGACATTGACAACGAATACGAGGGCTTGACCATAACCGAGCCTATGGACGAGGTAGAGCAGTTCAAGTTCTGCACTGGCTACGACGTCATCTAATTAACAATTCACAGGAGGCTGACATGAGTATCGAGATTAGTGATGAAGAGTGGGACAAGAACAAGCCCATGTATGCGAGGCAGTATGCCAAGAAGATGCTGAGTGCATTCGGGCATGACTCAACTAAAAGAATTGTTGAACGAGAGATAGCCACTGAGCAAGCCTATGCGGATGGAAAAGCAAACTGGTGGGTATTGGTTTTAGAAGCTATAAACAAAGGGAGCTGACATGGGATACCGTTCAAACATTGCGTACATGATACTGTTCCCCAACGAGACGGAATACCTTTCGTTCTTGACCGAGGCGGCGACTCTATCCAACCAACCCATAAACAATGAAGAAATCACGGAGGTCAACGGTAGGCAGGTGTGGGGAGATATGAGTTCAGCCTTGGCTGAAACGAAACATGGCGCAAACGCATATCGGCAGGACTACCTGTCATCAGATGGTGTTCAGAAGTATTTCCCTGCCATTGTGTTTCACGCTAAAGATGTGAAGTGGTATACGAGCTACCCCGATGTGCATTCGCATGAGTCGTTGATAGCTTTGGCGAAACTGTGGATTGTGGGCGGTGAGTTCTCTTACGACATTGGTGCGTATAAAGATGTTCTTATGACAAAGTGCGCCGTGTATTCCGTCAGAGTCGGCGAAGACAGAGGCGATGAAGACACGATTGATTTGGGCAGGCACGTTGCCATGTATTCCCGACCCATGTGGGTGGAGAAGCGAATCGACTTTCACGGAAGCATCAAGAAATTCCTTGACAAGGAGGATGTATAAAAAAGATACCACAACAGCTTTGTTTATATGTCAAGTTATGCTATAATACAAACAAGTCGGGAAGTATCTACAAACGGTGGTTACTTACCGATTCACGGTAGGCTGACATTTGAAATGTCATGTGTAGCTGAAATTTCAACCAACTGGAGAATGCAATGGGAAAGATGAAACAGATTTCAATTCTGATAGACGAGGCAATGGCGGCGGGCGCACTACCCAATCCGCTCATCAAAGCGCCAACTGTCTATGTTGTTATGTGCGACGAGAAACCTGTCGGCGTGTATGTGGACAAGCAGACTGCCGACTACGAGATGCACCTGTGCATCCAAGGCGACTACATCGAGATGGGGGTCGTATCAAAGTATGAGCTTCTCGAATTGCCTCTGACCACTCATCGTCTGTAACATTTCAGGAAGAAGTGAATGACTAATCGAATGAAACCATTGTGTGTTCGCTGTGGCGACACATACTCAGCCAAGCGTGCGAACGCTGGCTATCAACTATGTTTGTCTTGCGGAGAGGATGCCGCACAAACACAGCGCAAGTCGTGGTGCATTATGACGCCACACAAGCAGGGGGCGATGTTCTTCACGGTTGACTCAGCCAAGGAACTCGCCAAAGGTATCAACAGCAAGTACACACCAGTATAGGAAACAACATGAACTTTGAACTTGAAAAGCCCAAGCATCTCATCAGCTTGGCGTCATCCGCTGTTATTGTTACAGTTGAGGTGAATGTATGGACTGCGACCAAGCAGGACAAAGCCATCTCCAACGAGGTGACCACCGCCAAACGAGCAAGCGCAGACGCAGGCAAATTCACACAGAACCTCCTCGCCAACTCGCCCGAACACAAGTCGCTGTTGAACTATCGGCAGACCGTGTATAACTGGCTTCAGCGATGCACCTACGATTGGGCTGGGTCGGCGCGGTTGTTGCCCACCTTTCAGATTGAGAAGTTTATGAAAGAGTTGGGTGAACACAAGACAGCGTTTCAGGCACTCCTGAACGACTTCATAACGAAGTATCCCTCCATCGTGTCGGATGCGGCGTTCAAGCAGGGCGACATGTTCGACCGTATGCTCTACCCTGACCCCAAAGATATTCTTAGACGGTTCCAAATCAAGGAGTTCATCTCTGATGTACCCAAAAACGACTTTCGTACAGGCGGTATCGCCTCTGCGATTGCAGACGACTTGCAACAACACTTCACCATGCAGACCAAGAACATCGTCAACGATGTAATGGCAGACGCAAGCGGGAGGTTGCTGGCTATCGCCGAGCGCATCAGTTCAGCGTGTGCTGAACCCGAATACAAGGACGATGGCAAGAGCAAGCGCAAGAAGATTTACGACACAACTGTAAGTCAAGCCAAAGAGATTTGCGAGACTTTGAAACACTTCAACTTAACAAACAACAGTGCATTGGAGGACGCACGGCAGCAACTTGAGGCGGCGCTTGACGGCGTTACCACAGAGGACTTGCGTGAGAGCGCATACGAGAGACGCAAGGTCAAGGACAGCGTGGACGACATGCTGAGTAAATTCAAACCACTGAGGACTTTCAATGACTGATTTAGAAATCTTCTTAGCCATTCTGAACGGCATACTGCTATTCGTTTGGCACAGAGAACACGACAAGCGTACAGACGCAGAGTTCTTTGCGAAAACGATGCACATGTTGATTGAGCGCATCGGCAAAGGACATGCGATGGTAGTGAAGATTAGCGATGACAAGTTCACTATCAAACCCACAGAGGCTGGCATCAAAGCGGCTTTTGAAGAAATCACCTTACCCTGAACAACTAACTGGAGAATGCAATGAGCAAAATCAATTTCACCCCAATGGTTTCCATCGACGAAGCCAAGTCCATTATCGGTGCTATCGGTA